AACATTACTGTAATCGAGCGGATTGCACTCGAGCTTGGCTAACTGTTCATGCTCTCCATACTTGAAGAGTAGAGCAGCAGTCAATGAACGAGGGCAGTCCAGAGCTTCTAAATACGACGAGACAACTGAGGAAGGAATTGCCTCAGGAACACGGTGAGACCTGAGAAGCTTAAGCTTCTCAGTATTATGCTTCTTAGAAGACATAAAACCTCCGAAGTGAGAACGTTTACGAGATCGGAAGGATGACCATCAGTCGAAATTAATCGACCCCTGGCCAGCCTCTTTTCGCTTGTTCGGACGGGACGTGCCCTGGAGCTTCAACGCTTTCGCGAAGAGGCGACCAGCGACACGAACCAAAACCGAGCAAAGCCGATCTCTGAAGGAACGTATGATGTTTTTAAGCACCGTACGGTTTCTCGAACGTTGTGATCGCCGCCGGAAGAGGACTCGCCGTTGCATCTGTCGGCGAGGCATCCGAGGCGTTGATCGTAGTTACCAGGAACGAACGAAAATAGCTGAGCAAGCGCTGCCGCTCAGCCAAAGTCGAACGCTCTGGCAACATCACTTCCAGAACCGCGGCACAGGAGTACGCCTTCGATGGTTGCGGTTGAATACCGCTCATCGTTGACGGACTTGTAATGTCGAGGGTCGGGAGGTCCAATTTCGCGGTAATCTTGTACATGCGGGACACCTTGGTAGGTGACCGAACGGACAAGGTAAACGCGGGATAACCGATCGCAACTCCGGCCGGATTTTCCGTGGAGAGCGACCGATCAACCCACCGTGCAACACCTGGGGCTACAAAGCCTTCGGGGTCAAACGTTTTGTCCACCCCTACCGTGGCCGATGTCGTCAAGACAGTCGGACTCAGTATGGATGAAGTTTTTATGGCAGCGAGAGCTGACATAGTAAGTACCTCTATTGAAGTAACTGCTGAAAGGTCTCGATTAGCGAAAGGCTTGACGTATCAAAGCCAGCGCGTTAGCTGCACGTAACGCGGTAATTCTTGGGTTGAAACTAGGAAGAGAAAGAGAAGGAAACCCTAACAAGGGAATCCTGTCTAACTGGACCTGGTCTCTCCAATAAGAACCGCGAAAACGGTAGTCAACGTGGGGATTTGCTGTCGTAGATTTGCCGTCCGCATTCACTTCAGCGGTTGTGACCCGACGTTTAAAACTGACTTCATAACCTTTATCGAATTCGAGGCCAGAGAACCCGTCAAGGCTCTCCAACCACGGTCCGATGGGTATGAACCAGTCTACAACGAAGGACCACGGAATTAGCTCCCACACGAGATTTATGGGATTTGTAAAACCAGTCTGCGCCAGAAAAGAGAGGTTCGAATTCGCAACGCGATACCTAACACCGACCTTGTGACCCCACCTCCAGGTGTCAGCATAGACACCTACAGGTATGGGAATCCCATGGGGGTTATAGGTAAGCGTACGCTTATCCGTATTCTCCATCTTAGCAGACCCGCGGGCCACCTGCCACGACTTAGCTCCGTAATTGTATTGAGCTAAGAGTTGCAGCGCTCCATCCAAGTCAGAAAGCAGAGGTTTCCACCCGTACTGAAGCTCAAGCCAGTTATTGGCAAGAGATTTAGAAACGGACGGATTCCCCTTGCGGATCTGATTAGGTGGTGGAGCACGCCGTCCATCCAGAAGGTAATTGCGAGCGGAAAGGAAATCACCTTTCCTAAGCGAGCGAACTGAGCCAGTGATTCTGCGGGCAGTATTTGCCAGCATATTACCGACCAAATTCGCTTGAGCTATGTTAAGAGCGAGGTTAGAACTTGCCCCGTCCTTGACAGACGCAATCAACCGCTGTATTGCACGGTCGCGTACCATCGAACTCCAAAGGTCCGATGGGGGTCCGGGTTGTCCAATGAAAAGGCTTTGGTTTGACGTCTTTCCCCATGTACTGGAGAAACCAGTCGCTGGGGCAACTTTCGTCGCCGCATAACCAGGCCCGTCGTAGGTCTTTCGCAACGTTAAGCTATACGGATTAACCGGTAGCTCACTCTTCTTCTTCGTCTTATACCCAGGCGTGTTTACACTAGAATGCGAGCGAAAGAAACTCTCGTAACCAGGATTTACCCACTGTTGTGAGTAAGCCTGTGCGGGAGATTCAGTCGCAAGTATCCAAGGTGTATTCCGTGTCACGGGGTTGGGCGGAGGAGTAGATGGTTGCTTGGGACCTTTCATTCGATAACCCCTCTTCGGGTTTAAAACCCGAAGAAGCGCAGTAGAGCTCAATGCTAAATTGAGCATCTTCTGTGGAGTCCAACTCCCCTTTGGGGCCGAACCGGGAGAAGCCTGCCAGCCGTACGGGGCGTAAAAGCGAAAGCTACGCCAAACGTAAGGCGAACGGGTATCACCAAGGTTAGACCTCACTAGGGAGCTCACTCTTACGTGAGGACCATAGGTGAA